CCCTGGCATCTACAGCCAGCTCATCCCGACCAGCACGACCTCCCTGCCCCTCTCCGAAGGTGCTTACGGTTTCGACGGCGGCGTCTTCTACGCCTCCCAGTTCCCGTCCGAGGCCAAACTGGCCGGCTTCGCCTGTGCGCCTGAGGCCGTGGCTCTCGCGGCCGCCGCCCCCTCCCTCGACCACGTCCGCGACGGCATGCTCGTCTCGGAAGTCGTCGCCCTGGAAGGCCTCGGCATGAGCATCTACTACAACGTGTGGGCCGATAAGAGCACCCGCAACCTGGTCGCCTCGGCTGAACTGATGTTCGGCGCCAACAAGGCGGTCACGACCGGCACGATCGCCGCGGTCTACAACCCGTAATCGCCGGGGCTTAAAGCCCCACGAAACGAGACCCCCAGAAATGGGGGTCTTTTTTTTGCCCACCCTTGCAGATTTATGAGCCTGTATCCTGAGTTTCTCCCCGATGCCAAGGAGATCGTGGCGGACCTAGGTATCCCTGGTTCCACCGCCGGCGGGGCATTGACCTTCTCCTGCCTCATCTCCGAACCCGCCTACACGACCGTCCTCGAGGCAGGGGGGTATAACGAGCGGACCCAGTACTCGGTCAGGCTCCCAGCTGTAACGGCCTCCTGGAGCCTCCCAGATGGGTCTATTGGGGCATCTGGCCCGACCCTCGCGGCTGGTGTACCCGTCGCCGGGCTGGGTATCGGCAAGCGCCTGACGGTCGGGGGCAGGGTCGTCCGCATCAACAGCCAGACGTATAAGCCTGCCTCGGCTTGGATCACCCTCATCGTCATCGACGCCGACCAATGATTCAGGGCGGCATCGTCCCCCGCAGCCGTGACGAGTTCATGGCCGCCATCAAGGCCTTCAGCGAAGGCACCGGGGACGGCATGCGCGACGTGTTCCTGGAGCAAGGCGCCTTGTGCTGCCGAGACTCCATGATCTTCACCCCGCCCATCGTGAAGGCTGGGGGCGACGGCATGAGCAAGGAGGCTAAGTTCGCCGGCGAACTGGCTATCCAGAAGGACGTGAAGTCGGTCATGGTCGGCGAGCGTTCTGGAAGCACCCGGGCCCGCCGAGGTCGCCTGTTCCGCAAACTGGGCAGCGCGTCCTTTACGAACAACCCGGCCAAGTTCTGGAAACTCGCTTCGGACAACTCTGAGCTCTTCGCGGGGAACGGCCTCTGGTCCCGCATGTTCGGGAACGGCTTCGGAACGGATAAGGGGTTCAAGAAGCTGAAGAACTACTTCGGCAAGATCGGGCAGGAGGAGGCTTCTAACATCTTCAACCGACCCATCGTCGAGAGCCGCGAACAGGTCCGCCAGATTCACGAGACTGCCCGCAAGCGCTTCGGCGGACGCATCGTCAAGAACGGCGGCCCAGGCATTGATTTCTGGCAGAGGGCCGTGGTCAAGGACGGCGTACTGGAGGCCTACATCAAGGAACGCATCAAGATGGTCGGCCGCATCAAGGCAGGCTGGGTCGATACCCTGAACAAGCTGCCAAAGCCGACCAAGCTCTCAGGCCCTGCCTCGCGCAAGAACTCAGGCCGCTCACAGATTCCTCTCTGGATCAAGCGCCACGCCAAGAGCGACGGCTACGTCCAGATGTCCATGCGCCAGGTAGACCAGCTCATAATCGACATCACCCTTGGGAACCGCATTGGCGATACTGACTTTATTGCAACCGACGCGGACACGAAGAACCTAGTCTACGGCAACCGCGTCAAGCAGATGCCGGCCATGCTCGAGAACATGCTCCAAGCGCAGAAGGAAAAGTTCAACCGCGGCAAACGCTAACCACTCTATGGGAACCATCTCTGTCCGACACATTACCGAGGGCGTCCTCGACACCTACCTGACCGCCGAGTCGGGCCTCGCCGGCGTGGCCGTCTACACTGGCGACAACGCCGAGATCAACGTGCTCCCGAAGTGCGTGGTCCTGTGTGACGCCGCCCGCGCTCCGGCCGAACTGCCCGAAGGCCTTGGCAATTTCCATTGCTCGGTCCGCGTGACCATCTTCTCCAATGCCGACGACACGACCCTGACCGCCCACCGTGCCCGCGTGGCCGCCGTGGCCGGGGCGATGTCGAACATCTCCGCGATCAAGGCCGCATTCGTGGCGGGGGGCGATGCGCTCTGCTATGACGTCACCCCTGAGGCCGAGGACGAGGGCCGCGACGAGCGCTCCTGGGCTTCGGTCCTGAGCTTCGACGTCTTCGTTGTCGTTAACCCGCAGCCGTAAGGGTTGCCCGTTCCCGCAGTTTCAAAGCCTTAATCCCTTAAAAATTTTTTACCCACCATGTGCGCCGCCATCCTGAACGGAACTTCCTGCATCTACGGCATCGGCTCTGGCACCGTGGCTAACTTGTTCGTTCAGTCCTTCTCCGTCTCTGCCGGCTTCAACAACGAGGACACCGTCCAGAACGAGGCGGGCCTTACCGTCACCCACCGCCTGGACGATCGCAAGACGACCCTTTCCGTGGACGGCATATGCAAAACTGGAACGGTTCCGACCCTCGGTTCGACCCTGACCTTCACGACCAACACCTCTTCGGCTTATCCCTCCGGCACGGCCTCGACCAACTTCGTTGGAGTTGTGGTCAAGGTAGACGAAAAATCCGTCAACAAAGGTTTCTGCAGCGTCTCCGTCGAAGCGGTCGATTACGAAGGTATCTCCTTCGCCTAACCTTACTCTTTGACTCCCCTGCGAAAGGGGTAGTCTGGAGGGGTGGACGGAAGATTCCTTCGTGCTTTTACGGACCCGGCAAGGGTCACCTTCCTAGGGAAGGCAGTGTATCCCTGGTGCCTCAAGTACCGGGTTCGCTTGCTTGCCATAGAATCACCCTTGGCTGACGAGTCAGGCCGCGAGCCCACGCCGCTCGACCTCCTGACGGCCGTCAAGATCTGCGCCGAGGAGCCCATCGGCGAGCTGACGAACGCCGAAGTGAAACTGGTCAAAGCCCTTGGAGAACGCCCGGGCAAGTTCCTCACTGAGTGCGAACGGTTCCAGGAGTACGCCCACGTCGGCGCGTGGCCGAAGTTCTGGGAATCGAATAAGAAGAACGGCAACACCGCTGGCGACGCTGGGGTTCCTTGGCCGCTGGTAGTGGTCGCCTCACTGGTTAAGAACGGGGTTGAGGAAAAGCGGGCTTGGGAAATGCCCGAGTGTCAGGCTATTTGGTTTAACGCCGCCTATGCCGCGATGAACGGTTCCGACCGCAAGATACTGACGACCGACGAGGAGGCCTTCATGGAGGAACAGGAAGGGCTCGAAAAGGTTGCCCCCTCCGCAGAGGTAAAGACCCCCCCGCCCCATGTCCCAGAAACTTGAATATGAATTGAAGGGAAAGTCCGACGTCGAGCAAGTGACTGGCCGGGCGAAGAAGTCCGTCGAGACGTTGGGTCAGTCGTTCAAGAAGGCGGGCGACGACATCGTCAAGAAGTTCACCGGCATGTTCGCGGGGGCCGTCCTCTTCGACAAGGCGCTGAACTTCATGATGAACACGTTCCGCCAACTGGGGGAAGTGGCAGACCAGGTTGACCGCTCGGGCTTGTCGCCTGAGCAGTTCCAGTCGTTGGCTTACGCGGCGCAGCAGTCAGGCGTATCCGTCTCCGTGCTCGCCAAGGCGACCCGTCAGCTGCGCGTGGACATGGCCGAAGCGGCCGCCGGCACGGGCAAGAAGATTGAGATGTTCAAGGCCTTGGGCATCACGATGGACCAGCTGAAGTCGGGCGACGCCTCCGCCGTCTTCCTGGCTATCTCCTCGGCGATGGCCGGCGGGGCTGACGACTCCGAGCGACTGCTCATCACGACGGCGCTCTTCGGCGACAAGATCGGCAACGACATCATCCCGATGCTGGCCGACTTCGAGAAACTCCAGAAGGACATCGCGGACGCCCCGATTGTGGACGCGAAGACCCTCAAGGCTATCGGCGAATACAACGACGGCATGGACCGACTGAACGCAAGCATGGTCAAACTCGCCGCGGGAATCTTGGGCGCTTACGATTCCTACTCAAAGTGGGCGGCCAAGGTCGCGGAAGACGCGGCCTCCGGCATCTTCGGTTTCCTTAACTACATCGGCCTCGGCGGCGCGGCCTCGAGCGCGGTGACTACCGTAATGCCCCTGACCCCGATGGGCGCGGCGCTTACCACGATGGGCGCCGACGGCTCGACGACTCCTGCCCGAGGAACAGGCGCCCCCTCTGGTGCTTCTGAACGTACGCGAGCCCTCCTGGATGCGCTCAAGAAAGGCGAGAAGCCAGAGAAGGACAAGGCCGCCGATACCAAGGGACAGACAGGCGGTAACGCCGCGACCTCCGTCTCTGGCAACGTGATCGGCGTGGGCCAGAACCCGGTCGTGACCGCCATCCATGAACAGACTGAACTCGCCAAGCAGCAGGTCGAGTATCTCCGCATCCTCGCGAGCAAGACAACCCCTGGCACCCCGGCCAACCTGACCGAGAAGGGCGGCACCCCTGCCACCCCTGCGACCCGCTCCTAATCTTTCCCCATGGCTATCGTCAAACTAGGCAATCCCCTCACGGCCAAGTTCCTCCAAGCTGGCTCGACTTACGAGACCGACGGATACGGACTACTCACCGCCAAAGGCATCTATCAGCTCGACCAGACGGTAGGCGGTACGGCCATCGTCGGCGGTCAGGTGCACCCGCAGTACTCCGACCTCTTCGTCCACAAGTTCACACTGACGCGCAATACCCTTGAGATTGACCAGGTAGACGCGGACTATATCGGCATCATGGCCGAGGTCGGCACGACCACCCGCCCCAACGTGACGGCCTCGCACGGCCTGACCTCTGAGCACATCACTACCCACCCCAACTTCTTCGGCCCTGCGACTGGCTTCACGACCGCGATCGCCGGCAATGGGACTACCTTCACGGCCTCGCTAATCAACCCGGACTATAAGGAAGGCGGTGTCTTCGGCGCTCACTTCAAGGGCAGCGCCATCAACGCGGGGAGCTTCGTCGGCTTCCTCGATTCCAGCACCGCGACGAAACAATACTTCTACGGGAAGAATCAGTATCTAGCCCCGACGACTTCCTTCTCGGGACACATCTATACAAAGCTGACCACAGTCGTGACCGCCCTGCGTAACGCCGTTGGTAAGACCAGCACAACGAACTCATTCAGTGGGACCAAGCTGCTGCCTGACCATGTCGGAACGTCCTGGACGGCCACGGTCAAA